ATGATAATTTATTTGTTCTAATAATTTTTCTTTTAATTCTAAACCTTTTTCATCATCTTCTCTTATATTATCTAACAAAAAATATAATTTTTTATTATTTATTAAATATGGATATTCATCGTATTCTGGATATTTACCTGTAATTTCATATTCTGGTTGTTTAAAAATAACTTCATTTTCATATATAATCTCTTTTAAAAAATTTTCTACATTCGCTCCTTTTTCTAAAATTAGCTTTAGTATATCGAGATTATCATTATCGAAAGCGAAATTTAATGATGATGTTCCATTATTATCACCCGCCCACCAATTTAAATGAGGTGTCTTAACAGTATAATCACATTCTAAATCCATATTTGGATCCGCTCCATTTTCCAGTAAAAATTTTGCTATTTCATCATATCCAAAAAATAATGCCATATTTAAAGCATTTATAGCTCCTTGAATAGACACATATTTTTTATTATCGCCAAAAACCATTTCTTGTTGAAGAATATGTTCTTCATTCACCACGGAATTTATATTAATTCTATGTTCATTTATATGTTTTCGTACCTCTTCGATATTATTTACAATAGTAAAATATATTAATCCTGCTTCACTATTACTGAACGCTTGTGCAAGTTGATTATTTTCAAAATTTTTTATCATATCTTTCACATCGTTGTCTAAAAAATCTCTAAAATAGTCATTATTCATATTATATACTATAATTATATATTCATACACCAAAAGATAGTTTAATAAAATATCTTTTACTAATTTTTTTCAATACTTTGAGAGAATCATATATTTATTATTTACGCCACGTCATAATATTATTTTTACGCCACGTCATTACACCTAATATGCGGTAATTATATTTATATTTAGTAAAATCATTTAGATAAAAATATATATCACATATATAATGAAATTTCTTCTATTTCTTTCTCTTGTTATTCCCGTTTTATCATTTTCAAGACTTACACAAGTAAAACCTCTTCTTTCTGGTTATACTGAAAATAATCTTGCTGTTATTCGTGGTGTTACACCACCTCTCCTATTTTTTGACCCTCTTAATTTTTCTAAAGACTTAACACGTATCAATTATATGAGAGAAGCTGAATTAAAACATGCACGCATTGCAATGGTGGCATCTACTTTAATCCCTGCTACTGAATTTTTTACTCATAAATCCGCTATTCATGCATTCGATGATTTACCATACGAAGGACAAATCACGGTTCTTACGCTCATGTTCGCTTCCGAATTTAACACTATGTTACGTGGATGGAAAAATCCATATACAAACCCATTTGAACTTAAAGATGATTACCAACCTGGAGATCTTGGTTTCTCCTTAGATCTTGATAAATATCTTGCTGATAATTCTTTATTCCTAGATAAAGAACTCAATAATGGACGTCTCGCTATGTTCGGATCACTCGGCATGATCGCACAAGAACTCGTTTCCGGAAATACTATCTTTCCTTATTAATTCCTTTTATACAACTTGTTCTAAACATTTTTTTCTATACTTTGAGAGAAAAACATCACTATAGGGGCCTTCGGCCCCCGCACACCAATTTACTTGCGACTTTTTCTCCTAGTTTTTCTCGGTTTTTTCTTCAATGTTTTTCTTTTCTTAGTTTTTCTTTTATTTTTAAGAGATTTTTTTCTACCTCCTTTTGGAACTCTATATTCCCCATCATCCGGTTCTTTACGCCCCATATCAAGTGGTGATTGTGGCGATTGTGATTGTGATGATTCAGATTCAGATACATCTTTAAAAGGCTTATAAAAATCTATATCAATACGTCCTGCGAAAAAATCTATTGTAACATCTTTTACGTCTTTAGAATCTGGTTCATAATGTCCTGACTGGTTAGATATTTTTAATTTTTTCTCTCCCTCCTCCCTTCTTATTTCACCTGCTGCTATTATATAATTGTTGCCTTTATCACCTGATAGTTGGCTATGAGTATGTTGTTGATCACCCAAATACATTACAGCTTTGGTTTTATCAAGACATACAATTACAAATATATGTGTCCTACCAGCTACCAAAGCTTCTTCAAGCAGTTCAAAGCTATCTCTTTCTGTAAATTGTTTCAACTCAACAATATCATCATTTTGCGATTCTGGTATATACACCTTTGTAGAATAAGTATAAAGTTGTCGGTCTTTACCTTTCCATTCAGCTTTTATTCTATCTTTGCGAGCCACTCCTAATTCTTTTTTCGTGCCTCCATAAGTTGCGTTACGATCACTAGCAAAACTTTTAACAAAAGAAAAAATTTTTTTAGTTACATCTGTTCCATCCCTTCTTCCGGTTTTTTGTTCAACAACGTCATTTACGGTTTCTAGCAGAAGTTCTTCCCTATTTTTAATTTCTTTTTCTAATAATTCCAACATTTTTAGCGTTATATCTCGATCTTTTGCTTTTTTTGCTAGATCTTCAATAGATATACTATTATTTGGATCTTTATGTTCAATAAGAATTTTTACTACATCTTCATGATCATTAGTAATAGCTAAATAAAGTGGTGTAATATATGCGAGATTTCTACGTTCGTGTTTACTATTAATATCAAAATTAATACTAAGTAAATAACTAACAACTTGTTCGTATCCTCGTTCACTAGCCATCATAAGTGCGTTGTATCCTGATGTATTTGTACCATCTATTTTAGCACCATGACTAATAAAAAGTTTCATAAGTTCAATTATACGCGGTTGCCTATTTTCTTTAACCCATAATCTAATGACATTTTTATCGGTACTAAACAACATTAGAATTGGTCGATCATATGGCGTAACACCTTGCGGATTAATAACCTCATTTAATATTTCTTTTTCTTTAAAAATTTCAATTAGTTTTTCAGTTGTAGGACTTAAATATTGAGATGCTGTGTAAAGCATTCGTCTACTATTATCAATTTTATCAAATAATAAATCAGGATGGTTATTAGCTAAATATTGAAGAAAATCACTAAAATCTATATTTTGAGTAAAAAGTAACTCCACAATATTATATCTTGGTGAATTAGTGATGTTACTAAAATCTTGATAATAATATGTTGGTGATGGTTTAACTATTTTATCACGAAATTTAAGACCATCTTTAAAAAGTGAAACTAAATCATTATAATCGTCATCATCTAATAAGTTCAATTGATAATTATTTCCTTGTTTAGTCATAAATAGTTTTTCTATTGATTTATTTAATGAATCTTTTAATGAATCTTGTAAATCTTTTTCAACAGAAGGAAAAAGTTTATCCTTTCCTCCTTTTTGTTTTTTTCTAGTAATTCTATTTTTATTCATATAAACTATATAAAGTATATATAAAATTTTTGCTTATTCTGTAGAAGATAGTTAAATAAATTATCTTCTACTAATTTTTTCCTATACTTTGAGAGAAAAATCTCTATTCCGGCCCTCCGGGCCGGCACCCTAATTTACTTGCGAGTTTTTCTCTTGGTTTTTCTCTGTTTTTTCTTCAATGATTTTCTTCTCTTACTTTTTCTCTTACTTTTTCTCTTCTTTTTCTTATTCTTCTTTCTTCCTCCTATATTCAGATTTATTTGGCGTAATATCTTTCTTTTTAATTCTTCTGGTAAATCTCCTATTGGTGTCTCTTCAACCGCTTTTACCACTTCTTTATCATATAATTGTTTTTTTAATGTTTCCTCTATTGATAAATTTCTTAATCTTGTTTTTATTTTTTCTATTTCTCCTTTATCTTTTTTTATCTCTCTTTCTCCTATACGATCTAATTCTATATATCCTCCTAATTTTATTAAGTCCTCTAACAATTTCACTTTTTCTTCATTTTCTACTAGATTTATACTAAAAAAATGCATAAAACTCTCATTATGTAATCTATTTGGTGCATTTAATAAATCTTTTAAAAATTTTTTTAATTTCTCCATATCTTTCTCTTTTTCTAAAAATTTTTTTATTATATGTCCTATAAATTCTCTCCCAGAATCTGCATTTTCATCTGTAGCATATGCTATTATATATGCATTATCCAGTTGTGATAAACTATAATTATCCCCCTCTTTATTTATTTCTACATCTTCTTCGTTATCTTTATTTACCCCTTTATTTTTTACATTTAATACAAATTTTTCTACTGTACCTTCAAAAATATTCATTATTATATACTATAGTCCCAAAATATACTTTGCTTTCTACTAAAAGATAATTCAACCAATTATCTTTTACTAATTTTTTTCTATACTTTGAGAGAAAACAACTTTATAGGGGCCTTCGGCCCCTGCACACCCATTTACTTACAACTTTTTCTCTTTTTCTTAATAGATTTTCTTCCATTAATTTTTCTAATTCTTCCATTGCATCATTGAAAATGGTTTGATATTTTTCTATATCTCCATATATCTCATACCTTTGCAAAAGATTATCTATATATTTTTTAAATTCCTCTTCTGTATAGTTTCCTTGCTCTTCGAACATATTTATATATTGAGTGAGAATTTCTAAATTTGTATTTTTTAACACATCTTTTACTATTTTTATTTTAGCATCATGTTTCAATGTATCATAATTTCTTGGTTTCCATTTAATATTAATAGTTTGTGGAACCGGATTCATTATATATATTATTACTTATAAATTACTTATAAATTAAATCTATTCATAAAATTGAATGTAAAATGTTCTCTATTTTTTATTTAAATTGTTAGTTATGGATTATTCACGCGCAGAAAAATACGGTAAAAAATGGGAACTTTCTCCTGAAGAGGTACAACATATGTACAAGGAAGTTATTTGTGGTAACCTTCATTCATCAAATAATTCATATTCTGCTAAGGAGACAAAAAAACAGGCTATTTATAGAAAACTTTCTTGGATGCATACCAAAAAGATGAAGAAGAACTATAAGAAATCTACAAAATATTATAATAATATCCTTAAAATGTATAATAGACAACTAAATAAGTATCAGAAAGAAGGTGTTTTATTTTCTAAAAGAAAATACGTTCATGATTTTACAGAATATGAAGATTAAATAAATATAAAAATATATAAAAATAATATCTTTTTTCTATATAACTATGAATACTAAACAACATTTTAAAAACTTTTGTTATAATGCTATATTAGCTTTTAATAAAAATGGTATGGATAACGATATTTCTAGATATATACTTGATTTTATTAATGAAGATATTAAAAAAAAAATAAATTATAATTTTGTTTATGATCTTTTAAATAATTCTATTAATTTTAACCTTAGAAATAATAATTTATTTAATAATACTATCACTTTTCATTCAAATAGAATGCCTTTTCCTAATATAAATCCTTCTTCTGTTTCTATTAAATATTTATGTGAAACCATTTTAAATAAAAAGTATATATTTTCTCATTTTTGCTGTAGCGGTAAAGGTATTGTTTTTATTAAAAATTTTGATTCCATTAGAAAACAAACTCAATTCCCTGTTATTGATATTTCCGGAACTCCTATTGGTTTAATTAGATACGGTAGAAACAATTAGATTATTTTAATATAATAAAGACTTTTTTTTATTATATTCAATGAATAATCACGATCCTTATAATGAAATACCATATACTATTGAAATGATACAAAATACTATTGATTTTATTGATAATTCTATTGATAATTTCTGTAATATATTCATTTTTTATATTGATTATATTGAATTTGCCGATTATATTTTTTAATATAATATAAATATTTTCTTATATTATACTATTATGAGCTCTGCATTTATTGTCGCATTAGTTATTTTTGGCGTTTGTGTCATATTAATTGGTGGTACAATATACAATGACTATTATTACAATAATGATGCTATTTATAATAAGGTTAAGAATCATATTCCTTTTTCAAATAATGATTTATAAATTTTTATTATTATAATATATGACTATATTTATTACTATATTAATATCTACTATTAGTGTTTTTTCTGCTGCATTCTTTTTATATTGTGTAAAAAAATACACCTAATGCTTTCTTTGTTTTCTTCTTAATCTTTTTAAACGTCTTTGTCTTTTCTTTTTCCACTTATCGCGCATTTATATTATATAAAGACATTTTTTTTATTACATTTATACATACATGGATATAGATAAAACTAGATCTTATAGTACCACTAGTATAACATCAATATCTACTATAGGTAGTTTTGAATCACTTAATAATTTAGACCACGATACCGCTAATGTTTCTACTAATAAAAATGCTTTTACTGATATTTCTAATAATACTATTACTACTAGAAATAAACGTATTAGAGACCAATATTATAATGATGTTAATGATTTTCATAATAATATTCCTGATATTAAATCATTTAAATCTTATATGTCTATTAAACCTTCTCCTCTAAAGGATAAACTATATTAGATATTCTCATTGAATTTCCTCTACATTTTAGGAACATTAATAACATTAACAATGTTGAGAATCCTATTATTACTATTATTCCTATTATTATTATTAATCCATCCATATAAATATAATGAATATACCTTTTATTATATTTATTTTTATTAATTATCTTATATGTCTTGTTTCCATTGTACACATTGCATGATTATAATGATAATCTTTTAATTTCGCCTCTTTGAAATTTAAAACATTTATTTTTTCTGGTTCTGTTATTTTTATCCATTTTATTATAAATTCACTTAAATGTGTTGGTTTTTTTAAGTCTAAAAAATAATTTGATTCTGGATATTCTTCTATTGCTTTCATTATCTCCGGTACTACTTTTGTATCTTCTGCTTTAAATTTTACCTTCTGTACATTTTGAGTTTTCCAATCCAATGTTACTTCTAATTCACATCCTTTTATTTTTTCTGCTCTATAACATACTGATCTTAAATGATAATCTTTATCTGAATTATCATATACTTTCCAGTTTGGTTCTATTCCTAAACTTAAAAATCTATCTTTTACCTTTTTAAAATGTCTCTCTGTCATTCCTCCTATATTTAGTGTTTGTGTGTTATTGCTTGGATCTGTCTGTAATAATTCCCCATCTGATACTATTGTTAATCCTTGTACTAATATATTTTTTAAAATATTAAAACAGTCCACTACTGTTGATTTTGCATTTAATTCTGAAAATTGTACATTGTAATGAAATGGTAGTTTCGGGTCACGTTTAAATAAATCTGGTATATTTAACTGATCATCCTCCTCTTTTTTCATATAATATTATTTATACATTTTTTTTTATATTATTCAATCTATATTTGTTATATTTATATTATCTGCAATTAATTCTTTATTAAATGCATAATCTAAATGTATAAAATTATTTGGATCACAACATTATTTTCTATTTCCTATTTATATCTTTTTTAGTTTTTATATAATAGTTTTTTTGCTTCTTCTATTGATAATAATCCTAGCATTATATCTCCTATTTTAAATTTTTTTAATATTTCTGGTTCTTTTTCAAAATG